ACTTGCGGGACGAAGGTGGTCGGGACGGTTGGCATGGGTACCTCAGAATCGTTCGGTGGCTACGCCTTGCAGCAGTTCGTCGATGCGCTTGTTGCGGGCCCAGTTGGCGCCGATATCGACCGCGCTTCCGAGCAGGCTGGTGGCAGCCCCGAAGCCGGGCATGATCGTGCCGGCTGCGCTCGACAGGTTCCGGCTCGACAGTTCGGCCATCGTGGCCTGCGTGCCGAGGTTGAACGCCTGCAACCGGGCAGCTTCCTGCGCCCGGACGGTCGAGGCGTTGATGGCGAGGCGGTCGATCTCCTTGACCAGGTCCATGCTGGCGACGACTTCCTTGGCCGTCCCCTGCCCAAGCGCAATGCCTCGAGCAGCCATCCCGGTGCGGGCGCCTGCACGGGCCTGACCTGCCCGCATGGTGTACTGGCCTGCTGCTGCCTGACCCTGCTGACCGACCTGCGTGGCGGTGAATTCGGCTGCCCGGCGGTTGATGCGCGTCATCTGCGCTTGGAATGCGGCGTTCTGCGCCTGCATCTTGAGCTGGTTCTGCTGTGACTTCAGCGAGTAGTACGAGCCGATGGCCCCAGTAAACGCGCCAAAGATCGACGCGATGTTGCCGCCGATTTGCAGCCCCTCGGCAACGCCCGACCAGTTGATGGAACTCGGCTGCGGCGGCGCCATCTGCGCACCAAAGGTGCTGTACCCGGCAATGAATTGAGTCTGTGGGAATGCCGTCATCGTCAGTCTCCTAGCGCAACTTCAAGGGTCAGACCCACGACCGTGAGGGGCAGCGGGTCGGCTTGCCGGATGTACACCTGACCGCCGGCCCGCCAGGCTGGCTTCAAGTCAACGTCGATCTCGTCGCTCTTCAGGCTCGGCGGGGTGCCGTAGGGCTCGGTCGTGCGCTGCTTGGCCTCCACGAGCCGGTCAGCCGTCGGGCCCACGAAGATCCCGCTCGACTTGAACACCCGCAGGTACGCCTTGTTGACGTTCTTATAACGCCCCTGCCCGTAACCGTCGATGCTCATCACCGCCGGCAGGGTCTGTAGATCGCTCTCGTAGGGCAGGCCGACGTGGATCAGGACTGCGGCACGGTCTAGCGTCACGGAGCCGCTGGAGACGGTTTCCTGCGGCTGTACGGCCCCGTCTGCGAGGATGCTGACCGTAGCCCCCTCCAGATGCCCCAAGCCGCTCACGCTGTCTCTGGCGAACGCCCAGACGGTCGTGGCGGTGTTGCGCAGGGCGACGGGCAGCGTGACGTCAACCCGGGCGGTCGCCACCGTCGTGCTGCTCGTGCCGATAATTCGCAGGCGGTACTTGTTGCCAGCCGTGTCGGTCAGGACGATGGCATCATTGACGTCGGTCGTGGCCGGATAGGCGAAGATCGCGCTGCTAGCCGTGATCGTCAGCACGTCGGACGGACCCCAAGTCGTGCCGCCAGAGACAGTTACAGTCGTTGCCGTGGTGTTCGTGCCGTCGTACGTCAGGCCCGCGTCCACGAAGAAGCACGCCTCAAGCGTCGTAATCTGCCGGCTGGCCATCCGCTCCACGTAGCGCACCGAGTTGCCGTTGATCGTGCGCTTGACGACCACGTACACGCGGTCCTCGTTGCCCTCGGCCACGGCGGTGCATGATTCATACAGGCCCAGTGTGTCGTGCTGCGCCCAAGCGCCGATCTGCTGCTCGGGCATGTAGGTCAGGCTCAACAGGTTGCCGTTGCTGCTGACGAACCACAGGATCGGCTGCGGGCTCTTGCTGTAGCACATGTCCACCAGCGTCAGGTCGTCGAACAGGTGGGCTGCCCGGATGGACAGGTCGCCAGTAATAAACCCGCTGGACTGCCACGAGTAACCGAGCTCACGCACGTGCCCGCCTCGAGCAGCGCAGTACACGACCGTGTTGTTCACGATCTCGGGCTGGACGTCGTTGGCACCGATGTACGACTGCGGGCGCACGCTGATCGTGGTCGGCGTCAGCGCATCGGAGTTGATCGGGCTGACACGCCATTCCGCGCTGCTGGTCATCAGCAGCAACTGCGTCAGCGGGACGATGTGATTGATTGTGTTGAGTTCGCGGGCAGCCACGCGGATGCTGATACGGTCGCTGTCCTTGACCGGCAACGAGTATGACAGGTCGCTCTCCGTGCCCGAGCGAGTCATCCAAATCGTCTGCGGAGCGTTGTTCGTGCCGGCGAAGATGCGCCGCTGCTCAAAGTACGACACCGAGCGCGGGTAGTTGTTCGCGCTGTTGAACGGAGTTTCGACGATGGGCGGCGTGATGCCCATGTCAGGCGCGATGTTGTCATCGTCAAACGACGTAGCAGCCGTCTGGCCGATGTAGCCGTACAGGCCGCTCTGACGCTTGTACACGTTGTACCGGAGCGCCCCCGCGACTGCGCTCCAGGTGATCGTGTTCTTGGCGCCGATGGCGTTCAGGTTGTTGATGACGTTGCCGCTCGGGCTTGCCGCGCTCTCGTCCACCGCGTTCTGCGCAATGGCCGTCACGACGTAGTAGTTGTCGAAGTCGAGGCTCTTGTCACCGAACTGCACGAACCCGCCGCTCGCCCATGCGGTGTAGGCCGTCGTATCGACCGGGACGCCAGTGTCGTACGCCTTGACCGAGAACGTGTTCGTGGCCGGCGTCGTGTTGACGAGGTAGAACCCGCTCAACTGCGTCATCGTGCCGCCGTTGATGTACACGCTGTCGCCGATGGCGAAACCGTGGTTGCCAACCGTGGTCACGACGCCGGGGTTGGCCTGCGTGATGCCCGTGATGTTGAGCGCGTCACCGCGGCTGGCCGTGACCGTTGGGGCTCCAGGCACTGCGACCGGAGCGACGAACGTGATCGTTGTCAGAGTCCACGTCGTAGCACCAAGGCGGCGCAGTTCACGAGGAGCGTGATTAGGGTGCACGAGCGTCAGGACGTCGCCAGACTGCACGTAGTGGATTGAGAACAGGTCGGCCTCTTGGTAAGGCGACGGGATCTCGTAGGCGCTTGACGGCAGCGGATACCAGTACGTGGCGTTGGGCGGCGCGTTGCCGGTCGTGGCAGCGATGCAGTAGTAGTTCACCCCACCCGAGGACACCAAGTCACCCACCACGTAGGCGGTCGCACCGTTGTAGGCCGCCGGCGACCCGGCCTGCAACGTGCTGCCCTGCGTGTGGAATCGGATGTAGCCCTGACCAAACTCAAGCACCATCGTCTGCGTCGTGCTGTACGTGAACGGCAGCAGTCGCGTGCGCTTGGTGCTGTCCTTCACCGTCGCCACGTACGTGGTACCGGGACGGTTCTCTGCCGGCCCCTGCGGGGTCGGGATGAAGTTCCGCAGCTTGGCGGCTCCAGTCTGGAACTTGATGTCATCGATGCGCCCGAACATCTCCGGCGACAGCTCGCCGCCTGCGAACGACCTGTTGTAGATGCGGGTGCTTGGCATAGGTCAGCGTCCTGCGATCCAGCCCGTGATGTGTTCCGGCTTGATGTTGCGCTGGTTTGCGTCAGACATGCGGGCCTGTTGCAGGTAGGCCATCATCATCTGCGCCTGCCGCTTGCCCTCCGCAGCCCCCTGATCGCCCTTGATGACCGGGCCAGCAAGCATTGCGGCAAGGTGGTGCGACAGCGCCATGACGAACAGCGGGTCGAACTTGGTCGGGTCCGTGATGAGCGCCTGGTATCGCAGCAGCGCGTTCTCTTGATCGGTATACAGCACCTTGTTGCCGGACGTGTCCGTCTCAATGCTGTACGGCTGCGGCACGTAGCGCCCGGCAGCGACTAGCGGTGCGTAGTTGTGCAGGAAGTCCGGGGTGTCGCTGGGAACGAACTTGGCCGCGTAGTCGTTCTCGGCGTCGTGCGGCAGCACGCTGACGGCAACCATCATGTTGCCGGGGCAGGCATAGGCGTACTTCCACATGGAGTACGGCATTGAGACCTGCGCGAGCAATGCGCGACGGGACGCGAAGTTCCAGGCGTGCATCTGGAGCAGGCTGTCGCGGGCGATGGGGTAGAACCGGGCACAGTGCTCGGCCTGCGCTGACCCCTCGGGCGGGTCGATGCTGGCGATGGAGGCGTCGTCGCCGAGGTGCGCGAGTGCCAGATTGCAGATCTCAACCACGCTTGCCATTCGATCCTCCTAGGAAAAGAGGGGCGCCGGGTGTTTAGGCCGACGCCCCTCCAGAGTCACATGCGTCGTATCAGTCCGCCGTGACGGTGGTCTTGGCTGGCCGGCCTCGCTTGGGTCGCACCACAGGCACGACTTCAGGCTGCTCCGGTTCGCGGGGCGCGTCGAGCGGCTCGACGTTCCCGTTGGCAGGACCGTTGTACTCGAAGACTTCGCCCTCCTTGCGGAGGCCGTTGTCGATGAAACACGTCACGAGTGCGCGGACTTTCATGTCAGGTCACCGAGAAGCCGCTGGCGTAGAACTTGCGACCGTCCTGGATGTCCATGACGACGTAAGCGCACACGCTGCCAGTGGTCGGGGTGCTTCCGATCGTGGTGTACCGAGCGCCGATGTACCGCTGTCCGGTAGACAGGAGCTGCGGATTGAAACGCACAGCGAACTGCGCGTTCGCCGTCAGGCTTAGCTGCGGAACGGGTCCAGAAGAACCGATCACAGTCACGCCGGTCGAAAGAGCGTCGTTCGTTGCGCCAATGATCTCGAACGTCAGCGAGGTCAGGGTGTTGTATGCCGCAACGCACGTGAAGATCATAAACAGATCCGCGCCTTCGCCAATGTCACGGGCGACCGAAAGGTCAATCGTGTTGGTCGAAAGAACGGGCGTACCAGAAACAGGAAGCGCCGCCTGTCCGGTTGCAACACCGGACGCCGGGACGGTTCCAGAGACGACGAGATTGTTGTCAAGAATCATTGTGTTAGTTCCTTTCTGTCGGTCCTATTAGGACACGACGCCTTCGGTGTTGAGGATGGCATCCACGCGGCGCAGGGGCACGCCCTGGAACGAGAGCCAGCTGTAGGGCTGACCGAACTGCGACAGACCTTCGTTGACCTTGAGCACGTACTGGCTCTTATC